CGATGAACTGCTCGGCGGTTTTGGCTTGCGTGCGGCTGATCTCCGAGAACGTCGCCACGATTCCGCTGCACCTGTATCGGCGGCTGACTGAGGGCGGCAAGGAACGCGCCCGCGATCTGCCGCTGTACCGGATTCTTTCGCAGGCACCCAACGGCTGGCAGACTAGCTTTGAGTTCCGCGAAATGCTGACGGCCCACTGCCTGCTCTACGGCAACGCCTACGCCGAGATCCGCAGCGGTTCCGCCGGGGCCGTTTCGGAACTGTGGCCGCTGCACCCGTCACGCATGAAGGTGACGCAGCTCGAGGACGGCACGCTGCGGTACTGCTACCGCGAGCAGAACGGCAGTGAGTCGTACTACCGGCAGGATCAGATTTTTCACCTGCGGTGGCTGTCCAACGACTCCGTGACTGGCATGCTGCCGATCAACCTCTGCCGCGACGCCATCGCCTTGGCCCAGGCTCTTGAGGCTCATGGCGGGAGCTACTTCGGCAACGCCTGCCGGCTGTCGGGCCTCATGGAATCCGACAACCCGATCACGGTGGAGACGGCCGAGCGGCTGCGTGAGCAGTTTGAGCGTATCCACCGTGGTGCCGATCGTGCCCACAGGACGGCAGTCCTGCCGCAGGGCGTGCATTGGAAGGACGTGCAGAGCAGCAACGAGGCGAGCCAGTTTCTTGAGACCCGGCAATATCAGGTGATTGAGATTTGCCGGGCGTACCGCGTGGACCCGTCGTACGTGCAGGACAAGACGAAGGTCGGCTATGCGTCGCAGGAACAGGCCGCCATCGACTTGGTGCAGCAGACGCTTCTGCCGTGGTTCCGCCGCTGGGAGTCGGCGATCACGCGGGATCTTGTGACGCAGGATGACGTGTACTTCGCAGAGTTTGACACCCGTGGCCTGCTGCGTGGCGACTTGGCCGCTCAAGGTGCATGGCTGCAGACGATGTTGACCACCGGCATCTACAGCGTCAACGAGTGCCGTGAAGTGCTCAACATGAATCCGATCGGCCCCGAGGGCGATCAGCGGTACATGCAGATGAACCTGACCACGATGCAGGGCATTGCGGCCACGGCCGCCGTTGGCAACGGCGGCGAGCCGGCCCCGGCTGACAACCTGCCGCAGTCGTACACAGACAACCTGCTCGACGGCGAGACTCCGGTTGAGGGAGCCGTCAAGCCCGCAGGCCCGCTGCCACGCTCTCGCAAATCCCCCAAGAAGAAGTGATCCACATGGACAACCTTGAACGCCGCTGCGTTGCCCTGCCGCTGACGATGGAAACCCGAGAGGCCGGCAAGGCGTACATCGGCGGTTATGCCGCCAAGTACAACGTCCGCTCGACGATGCTCGGCACGTTCCGCGAGCAGATCCTGCCGGGGGCGTTTACCCGTGCTCTCAATGAGCAGTCGCACCCGGTTGTGGCCTTGTGGAACCATGATCCGAACTACGTGCTGGGATCAACCCGGAGCGGCACGCTGACGGTGAACACCGACGACGAGGGCATGCGGTACAGCGTCGAAGTGCCCGACACGCAGCTGGGGCATGATCTCTCCACGCTCATCGCTCGAGGTGACGTGTGGGGGAGTTCCTTCGCCTTCGTCATTGGCGAGGAATCATGGGACAAGGACGAGGACGGTACGGCACTTCGCAGCGTCGTTTCGGTGAAAGGCATTTACGACGTGTCGCCAGTCCTTCAGCCGGCGTATGAGCAGGCCACCACGGGCGTGGCGGTGCGGTCCTATGAGCGGTTCCTACAATCGCACCGACCGGCGCTGAAGCTGCCGGCACTTCGACGGGATGCGAAGTCAGAGAAAGCGATTCGTAGGTTTTTGAGGCAGCATGGCCACAAAGTCGGGTGATGTTTGCAGCCACTGCCGCTCTGCACGTCTTGGCGTGTATTCGTCAATGGAAAAAGGCGGCTTGTGCACTCGCTACTTGCGGTGCCCGTCCTGCCGAAAGACTGCCAAGCACGTTGTGAAGTCGTGCGAGATTCGCCGCCGCTCGTTGCATAAGTAAGCAACGGAACGCAAAGCGTATCTGCAAGGACTGCCCGGCCCGGCTCTACCGTGCGAATAGGTCACCACCTACCGCACACAGGAGCCACGCACATGGCCGCCAGCAAGGTCAAGGAACTTCTCGACGAACTCGCCGCCACGCTTGCCGATCTCGGCATGCTTGATGAAGAGGGCGCTGCTGAAGAGGCTGCCGAGAACACGGACGGCACGCCCGTTGAAGGCGAGCGATCCGCCGTTGAGGCCGTCGAGGCCCGTCAGGCCAAGTACGACGCCCTGCTTGCCAAGGCTGAGCGGATCAAGTCCGCCATTTCCAAGGCCGAAGCGGCCGAGGCCCGCAAGGCCGAACTGCTCAAGGTTCTGCACCGCGCTGCACCCGTGGAGACAACCGACGTGAAGACTCGCATCGAGCCCATTTCGACCCGTGGCTACAAGCCCGGCATTTTCGAGTCGCCCGAGATGGCCCACCGCTGCGGCCAGTGGCTCAAGGCTCACTTCGGTGACCGGAACGCCCGGCAGTGGTGCTCGGACCACCTCGGCACTGAGTACCGCGACATGGGCGGCCAGGTGAACAGCCTCGGCGGAAACCTCGTGTTTGAGGATTTCTCCAACACGATCATCCGCCTTGTCGAAAAGTTCGGCGTGGCGATGAACGTTTTCCAGAACGTCACGATGTCTTCGGACACCCTTCTGGTGCCTCGGCGTCTGACGGGCGTGACCTCGTACTGGCTCGGTGAAAACTCGACCATCACGACGAGCGACCCGACCGCAACGATGGTGCAGCTGGTGGCCAAGAAGCTGGCCTGTGCCACCAAGGTCAGCAACGAGCTGCTGGCCGACAACGCAATTTCGGTTGCTTCGTGGCTCGCGCAGGAATACGCCACGTCGCTGTCGTCCGCCATCGACGATGCGGCCTTCAACGGCACGGGCACCTCGAGCTACGGCGGAATCCGGGGTCTTGCCCAGATTGATGACGGCACGCACACCGCGTCGATTGCGACGGCTGCCAGCGGCAACACGTCCATCGCGGCGCTCGACATTGACGATTACCTTGGCGCTCTGGCGAAGCTTCCGCGCTACGCCATCGGTACGTCGGCCTGGTACATGCACCCAAGCGTGTACCACAACAGCGTGCAGCGAATGATGCTGTCGAGCGGCACCGCCGGCTCGGGCACCATCGGTGCGCTGTCCGGTGGCAACACGGCGGCGAATCTTGCCCAGGGCACGCCGAACACCTTCCTTGGCCTGCCGGTCGTGTGGGTGCTCAAGATGACGGCAAACCCAACAACGGGCACCGTGGCCGCCTACGTTGGCGACCTGTCGCTAGCTGGCATCATGGCGGTGAAGTCCGACATGCAGGTTGCGACGAGCACCGATCGCTACTTTGAGGCTGACCAAACTGCCTTCCGTGCGATTCAGAGGCTCGACATCAACGTGCACTCGCTCGGCTCAACCACCGAAGCCGGCCCGGTTGTGGCTCTCAAGCTCGCCTGAACCTGACTCACCCTTCCTAGGAGACTGTGACCCATGAATCATGCCAGCGGCAATAAGAGCGTGACGAAGGCTGCGGCGAGCGTTGCGGCTTCGGCCACTCACTCGCACGAGATCGACACTCTTGGTTTCAAGTATGCGGCCATCGACGTGATCTTCAGCCCGTTCACGGCTGCCACCACGAGCTACGCCAGCGTGCTGAAGGTGCAGGAGTCGGACGCTAGCGGCTCGGGCCAGGCGGACGTGAGTGGCCTGTCGGTGACGGCTGGTGCCGGCAGCACGACCGGCGCGAACGTCGGTGCCGTTGCTCGCTTCAACGTCGACCTGCGTGGCCGCAAGCGCTACCTGACGGTGGTGACGAGCCCCGGCAACACGGTGGCGGTTGTGACCAACGCCCGGCTGACCAAGGCCGAGCAGGGGACCTACGACGCGACCACGGCCAACGTCAACGACTACAAGTCGCTCTGACCGCTGGACAGGCACAGTAGAACGCCCAGAGCGGGCGGCTGGGATCGCCCGGCCGCCCGTTGGCGTTTACCCAGGAGCACCCGTGAAAGTCCACGTTGGCAGCGTCGATCACGATCTGCGAGTTGAGGCCGCATTCAGCGTGCCTCGGCTTGGGTTTCAAGACAATTTCTTCTGCACGATCCAGAGCCTAATGCCCCTTGGCATTCGGCCGACAAAGTTCACCGGCGCGTTTTGGGAACAATGCTTGGATCGCGTCCTGCTCGACATGGTGGATCGCACCGATTGGATTCTGGCGATTGACTTTGACAGCGTGTTTGAGGCCGACACGATTCAGCGGCTGATGACGGCCGCCATGGTCAGCGGGTTCGACGCCGTGGCCCCGCTTCAGACGAAGCGTGACGATGGCGTGCCGATGTTCACGCCCGAGGGACACGGCGGCACCATCGGCCTGGTGCAACTGGAGAACTCGTGGTTTGAGGCCGTGGTGCAGCCCGTGGAAACGGCCCATTTCGGGTGCACGCTCATTCGCTCGGCGGCATTGAAGCGGACGCCGGCCCCGTGGTTCCTCGGCACGCCGCGCCCCGATGGGCACTGGGGTGACGCCCCTGCCGGTGAAGAGACGCGGGTGGACCCCGATATTCACTTCTGGCGGCAGTTCCGGTCTGCGGGCAACACGCTCGGCATCGCCCCGCAGGTGGCAATCGGGCACGCAGAACTGAAGTTCACTTGGCCGGGCCGCGACTTGAAGCCGGTCTATCAGTCGCCCAGCGACTACTGGGGCAAGGGCGGGCGGCGTCCTTCGGAAGCTTGGGGATCTGTTGAGCACGGGGAGGCAAGCAATGTCTGACCGCATCGCCGTCCGTTTCATCCGGCCTTTCCAAGCCTACCGCCGTGGCGACGTGATCCAAGTGGACCGTGGGCCGGCTCGGGGCTGGATTGCGGCCGGCATTGTCGTGCCTGTTGCCGATCAGTCGCTGCTCGAGATCGCCGCCGTTGAGCGTGAGAACGTTGAGACCGCCGATGCAACGCCAAGGAGAAAACGCCGATGAGGTATCGCAGTCTCGTGCGTGCAACCGAACCCGCCAGCAACCCGGTGACGCTGGCCGAGGCGAAGCTGCACCTGCGTATCGACAATTCCGACGACGATACCCTGATTGCCAGCCTGATCTCGGCGGCCACCCGCTGGGCCGAGGACTATTGCGACCGGACGTTTTGCCACACCCAGTGGCAGATGCGTGTCGATTCGTTCTACGGGGCCATCGGCAGCCCGGTGCAGTTCGGGCTCAAGGCGGACGGCAACAACATCGAAGGCCGCCAGGGCGTGGTGCCGCAGCTGGATCTTGAGCTGCCCCGCCCGCCGATGGTGCTGACCGGCACGGCCACAAGCGTGGCGATCGCCTATACGCCCGGCGTGAGCGGCACCACGGCCACGTTGAGCACGACCGAATACCGGGTAGACCGTCAGGCCACGCCCGGCGTCTGCCGCCCGCTGTACGGCCAGACGTGGCCCACGCACCTGGTGGATCAAAACAGCGTGACGGTGACTTGGTGGGCCGGGTATTCGTCTGACGGCACAAGCGTGCCCGCCACGGTGAAATCGGCCGTTCTCATGATCGTCTCGCACCTGTGGAGCAACAGGGATGCGGCGGCGGAAAAAGCTCTTGCCGAAGTGCCGTTTGGCGTGAAGGCGATGCTCGACACGGTGCGGTGGGGGAGCTACCGCTAATGGCACTGCCAGCAGGCGACATGTGGACGCGGGTGACGATTCAGACCGCCGCCACGTCGCAGAACGAGGTCGGCGAAACCGTGCTGGCCTGGTCCGATTTCGCCACGGTGTGGGCGTCAGTGGATTCGTTGTCTTCTCGTGAGATGGAGCGGTTTGCAGAGACGGTGGGGTTCATGACGCACCGAGTGAAGATCCGCTATCTGGACGGACTGACGGGTGCCATGCGAATCATCTATCGGGACCGAACGCTGGAAATTGGCCAGATCATTGAGCGGGATCGGCTGTGGCACCAAGAGATCATCTGCACGGAAAAGAGGGCTGACGGATGAGCCTGCCGGAAGCACCCGAAGCCTTTCTTTTCCAGCGACTGACCAGCCGCACGGCGGTCTCGTCTGTTGTGGCGGCAAGGGTTTTTCCGCTCATCGCCCCAACCGGCACGCCACTGCCCTTGATCGTCTACCAGCGGACAAACGTGCAGCGAGAACAATCGCTGACCGGGCCGATCAGCAGGCCGATCGTGACGCTGCAGCTGACGAGCTACGGCACGTCCTACTCAAGCGTGAAGGCGTTGGCCCGCGAGGTCCGCCTGGCGGTGGACGGGCGGTCGGGCACGACGGCCGGCGTGACGATCCAACGCACGACGATCCAGAGCGAGGCGGACGGCGTGGACATGCCGCAGGACGACCAGATGCTGCCGTATTACAGCGTCAGCCAGACGTTCGATTTTCGGGTGGAGGAGGCCATCTGATGGCGCTGTCTTACAAAAAAGCACTGGTTACGGTTGAAGGGCCAGATCTGTACGAAATCCGAAATGAGTTTAAACAGCTGCCAAAAAACATAGCGGCACGGGTTATAGGCGCAGGGCTCAGGCGAGCATCCAAACCAGGCGAAACTGCGTTAAAACAAGTTACTCCCCGAGGCCCGACGGGAAATCTTCGTCGCGCAATAAAAACCATCGTAAAGCGATACCCGCGGAACGGCGCTGCAGTCGCGGTCATTGGGTATGTCAAGGCAGGCACTGGATTTAGCAAATCTGCCGCTGGTGGAACAGTTAAAAAAGGACCAGACAGGGCGTTCCATCAGTTTTGGTTGGAATTTGGCACGCGCGAGCGCTACACCGTCGGACCTTCCGCGCGTGGTGGATTTGTTGCCAGTTCATATAAGCGCCTCGGCCCTTTTGTGTTGAAGGCCGCAAAAGGCCGTAAGGCTGGAGGCAGGGTACAAACCTCTCCTCCATACCCCAAAGCGTTCTTCAAGAAGAGCAGCACGCCCGTATTTTTGCGAGCCACTTTTGCTCAACACCCGGTTCAAACAGCGTTTGAAAGAAGCCGAGGCGCTATTGCCGCAAATATGACTGGAGAAATGCGAAAAGCTTTGGAAAACGGCATAAAGATCTTTGAGGATCAATCGCGGCGTGCCGCTCAAATGAAGGATTTGAGCAAGTACCTGTGACTGCAAGGATTCGGGCCGTTCGCTCTACAAAACAGGTAGGGCATTCCGCCCTCCGACCATAGGAGCATCCGTCATGCCAGGACCGTCTGACTCGCAGGGCAGCAACTTCGTTTTCTCGGGCAGCACCTACACTGTGACGAACGTCAGCGTGACGTTCGGCGGTGACCTGCTTGACACGTCGCACCTCGGCCTGGCAAGCGGTGCCAGCCGAACCTACGCTTCGCCCGCGCTGATCGACAACGAAATCACGGTGGACTACTACGGCACCACCACGATCAGCATTGGAAGCTCTGGCACCCTGTCTTTCGCCAGCACCAACTACACGGCAACCTGCTCGTCTTCAAGCATCACCTACGCCGTGGGCGAGCTCGTCAAAGGCAACGCCACCTTCAAGGTGAAGTAGTCACGGAGGCCCGGCCGTGGCGAACTCGTCGCATGGATTGACCGTTACGTGGGGCGTGATAACGCTCGGCGAGGTCATCAGCGTCAGCGTGGACGGCATATCCGCCGAGACCGTGGACGTGACGCCACGCAGCCAGGCGGTGCGATTTAAGAAGTACAGCCGGGCCGATGGCGACTACGGCACCGTGACGATGACGGTTCGCGGCACCGCTGCCATGCAGATCACCAACGTCGGGTTGACCGCCACGCTATCAATCAGTGGTCCGGGTGCGTCCTGGTCGTTCGGCGGCGCGATGCTCGAGAAGTTGAGCTGGTCAGCCAGCGTCGGCGAACTGCAGACAAACAACGTCACATTTAAGATCGGAGCCTAAGCATGGGGTTGACCGAGGACATTCTTTCAGCCGATCAATCGCAGTCGCTCAAGGTGAACGTGCCCGAGTGGAGCAGAGACGTTTTCGTGCGAGTCCTGACGCTTGGAGAGTTGCAGGCGTGGGAGTTGTCGTGCCTTCGAGCCAAGGGCGAGGGCGTGGACGACTTTCGCACCCGGTATCTCGCCATGGTGCTCGTGGACGCTGACGGCAAACCGCTGTTCACGAGCGACCAGCTGAAGCGGCTGTCGGGAAAGGTGGGCGCTCGGTTGTTCAAGATCGCCCAGAAGCACAACGACCTGGATGACACTGAAATTCAAGACATAGGAAAAAACTGAGAGACCGGCCGCTGGACGCTTTCCCGCTGCTGCTGGCCGGTCACCTTGGCATGACGGAGCGGGAACTTGGTCAGCGGATGGACGTGGCGGAATACAGACGGTGGCTGGCGTTGCATCGGTACGTGAATCCCTTGGGAGGCGAGTGGAGGCAGACGGCAAGAATCGTTGCCGCGACACTGGCCCCTTATTCACGAGGAAGAACCCCGAAAGAAGACGATTTCATGCCGGTTGAACGGCCCCCGATGTCGGACGCTGAAATAGCTGCAGAGCTGCACAAGATTCGACGGTGATTTATGGCAACAACTTTGGCACTTGCGATGCGGGCCAGCATGTCTGCTGGCGGCGTGTCATCTGGCGCTGACCAGGCCGCCAAAGCCTTGGACAGGTTCGGCAAGCAGGCACGCCAGACCGCCCGTGACGTTTCCACGCTGAAGACCATTGAGATCGGGAAACTAATCGGCAGCGGAATATCGGCCGCAGCCAATGCGTTTCAGAACGCCGGCCGTGCAGCGCTTTCATACGCCACAAACGTGGCCAACGCGGCCGACCACATGAACGACCTGGCGGCCCGCACCGGCATCGGAGTTGAGGCCCTGCAGTCGCTGCAGATGGCCGGCAAACTGTCTGGCGTTGATGACATCACCGGGGCCGTGCAGAAACTTGCGGTAGCCATCGGCAACGCTGCAGCGTCTGGGGAAACCAGCGCATTCACGAATCTGGGATTGAATTTTGAGCAGCTGCAGGCGATGTCGCCAGAAGAACAGTTCAAGGCAATACAGGCTGCAATCGCAGCGTTGCCAACAGAGGCAGAGCGTGCCGCAGCCGCCGTGAAAATCTTTGGCAAGACCGGCGTCGAGCTGCTCCCGTTGATGAGTCAGAATCTGGCCGAAGTGGAACAACGCATGCGGCGGCTGGGTGCCATCATTGGTGCCGATCAAGTTGAAGCCATCGCTTCCATGAACGACGCACTGGACATGACCAGCGCAATGTTCACCGGCATCGCCGGTAATGTCGCTGGCAACCTGGCGTTAGTCGTGGAATCACTGGCGAACGACATTATGAGCATGGTGGAGTCGTTCAACGGGGTGAGCGGCTCAGGTGGCGAAGGAATCGCAAACGCAATTACCGACGCACTTCTTGACGTTGCTGAGTACATGGCCGGGATTCTTGACAACGCCATCGCCGGCTTCAACGACTTCGGAGTGACGCTGTCTGAAGTCGGCCAAGTGTTCCAGTTTGTTGGCAACGTGTTTACGGCCGTCGCAGAAATTCTGCGGGCTGGATTCAACGGTTTTCAGGTTGCCGGCAACCTGCTTGCCCTCGGGCTCGGAAAGTTCTTGGAGGGCATTGGCAGTTGGGTGTCCAGCGACCTCGAGCAGTTCGGCAAAGACATGGCGGCCAACGCCCAGCGGGAAGGGGACAAAAACTTCAACGAGGCAATGCAGGCCGGCTCAAATGCGGCCAACGCCGCCAGCGCTGCCGTGTTTGGGTCTGAGGCCAGCCCTGCGTCCAGTGGGCCGGCGGGGCGTGCCGTTGCGGCTGCTCGCCAGCGGATGAACCCAGAGGAGCGGGCCAATCGGCAAGCAGAGCGCGAAAGGCAAGAAGCAGAAAAGAAAGCAGCACGCGAGGCTGCGGCGGCAGCTGCCAAGGCCGCCGCCGATGCAGAAAAGGCGGCCAAGGCGCGGGAAGATCGCCAGAAGGAAATTGACAAGAAGCAGGAGGATGTCGCCAACGCATCTGTATTCAAGGCAGACAACA